TGGCCGCTAGCAATGTAGCAATCGCAAACCTCGCGCTGACGAAGCTCGGGGATTTGCGCATTTTGAACCTTACGGACAACACCAAGCCTGCCCGTGAGGTGAATGCCGTGTTCGATATGACACGGGATTATCTCCAGCGCCGATTCTCTTGGCGCTTTTGCATTAAGCGAGCAAACCTCGCTGCGGATACCACTACTCCGCTTTGGGATTGGTCTTATCAGTACCAGATCCCGAGCGACTGTATGCGCATCCTGCAAGTCGGACAATGGTATCCGTCTCCTGATCTGTCGGATCTGATATCGACTGGTGGTCAGGAGTATGTGCTCGAGGGCAAGTACATCCTTTCAAATCAGGCCGGCCCGTTGAAGCTGCGTTATCTGTCTCGGGTAACTGATCCGGTGCAGTTCGATGCGGCGTTCGATATGGCTTTCTCTGCATATCTTGCGTACATTCTTGCCGAGCCTTTGACCGCAAGCCCAGAGCAAAAGCAGATGGCCTATAACGATTATCGTAATTCGATAAAGGATGCCGTCATAGCTAACGCGATCGAAAACCCACCGGAGTCTCTCGCAGACCAAACTTGGATCTTGGCGAGGCTGTAACGCATGGCAAAGGTTTCGCCTGCGATCTCGAATTTCAACGGCGGCGAGGTCGGCCCTCTCCTATCTGGCCGTGTCGACTTTGAGAAGTATTCGAGCTCTTGCTACAAGATGGAGCGTTTCGTTCCTACTGTGCAGGGGCCGGCGAAGCGAATGCCGGGTACGCGGTTTGTTCTGCCGACCAAATACCAGAACAAAAAGTCCTATCTCAAGCGATTTGAATTCTCGTTCGACCAAGCCTATGTGCTCGAGTTCGGCGACCAGTATGTTCGGTTCTTCACCGATCGAGGTGTGGTACTCAGTACCACACTTGATATTAACAACATTACGAATGCCAATCCCGGCGTATTGACCTACACCGGCACCGATCCTGCCAATGGCGACTGGTTCTATGTCGTCGGCATTGATGGCATGGATGAACTCAACGGTCGATATGTTCAAGTCTCGAACGTCAATGCTGGTGCGAATACGTTTGAGCTGAAAGATTGGTACGGCAATAACATTGATACCACCGGATTCAGTCCGTATGTATTCAATGGCGATCTGCAAAAGGTGTACGAGATTGCGAGTCCGTACACAGAGGCCGATTTAACGAACGCAGAAGGCGGCTGCGCGCTTTCTATCGTTCAGTCTGGTGATGTGCTGTACATCGGTTGCGAGGGCTATGCGCCTCGCACGTTGACCCGTAGCGGCAACACGAGCTGGGCGTTTGCAACCTACTCGCCAACTGATGGCCCGTTCCAAGTTGAACCGCTCGACTACAAGAATTTCACGCTCGGCGCATCGTCCGGCACCGGCGTGTCGCTCGCCTGTACGACGAACATATTTGAGAACGAGCACGTTGGGATGCTGTTCCGGCTGGAGCCGGTCAACATCACGACACCGCCTTGGGAAACGAATAAGACGATCACCGCGGCAGATTTGCGCAAGTCTGATGGCAAGTATTACGAGGCCACAAACTCCGCTACAACGGGCTCTGTTCGCCCTATACACGAAGAAGGCACCGAGTCTGACGGCGCGGTGACTTGGGAGTATCTGCATCCCGGTTACGTCATCGTCAAGGTGACAGCGATTACGGATGCGCAGAATGCGACCGTAGACATTATTGGCCCGGGCATTGCTCCAGCCGAGGTCGTTGCCGGCGACGATTGCCGCTACCGGATTGGCGCATGGGGTGAGGCGACGGGTGCCTCGTTCCCGTACAAGGTTGCTTTCTGGCGCGATCGTTTGTGGTGGTCTGGCAACCAGCAGATCTATGCATCGGTAGCCGGCGACTATTCATCGATGTCGCCCGATACGCTCGGTGAGATTCTGGCTGATAACGCGATCTCGCTGACACTTTCGGTCGGCACGGTCGACAAGATCCGCTGGATGACGGCATCGGATGTGCTGCTGATTGGTACCGCAGGCTCTGAGGTTGCGGTGCAGGAGATCACGCCGAACCAAGTGCTCGGCCCCGAAAACGTCAAATACGAGATTCAGTCTGCTGAAGGCTCGCGCGAGATGGAGCCGGTGCTGGTTGAGGATTCGGTGCTGTTTGTGCGCATCGGCGGTCGCCGGGTGATCGAGCTGCGATTCGATATCCAGTCTGATTCTTGGGTTCCGCGCGATATGAACGTGCTGTACCCCGAGATCACGCAGTCTGGCATCGTCGAAATGGCGTACCAGAAAGAGCCGGACAACATTATCTGGATTGTGCTTGCTAACGGTCGGTTGCTCGGCATGACTTATGACCGAGAGCAAAACGTCTACGGCTGGCACCGACATCCACTCGGCGGCGTGTCTGCGGTTGCCGAATCTGTGCAAGTCATCACCAGCCCTGATGCCGATGTGAACGACGTTTGGGTGATTACCAAAAAGTCGGTCAATGGATCGACTCGGCGTTTTGTTGAGTATTTTGCTGAAGGCTTCGAGCAAGACGACGATATTGAAGGGGCTGTGTATCTCGACTCATCACTTGAGTTTGACGGCGCGGTAAACGAGTCATTGCAGCCGGGTGCAAATGCAACGGTGCGCAACGCGACTAATGTGCCGTTTACGGTGACATCGTTCTTTGAGTTGGCGGCAGAGGATGGTGATTCTCTGACAACAGAGGCCGATGAGATCATCACTATAAGCGAAGATGGATTCGCTACTGGCGACGTTGGCCGCGAGATTCGAGTGCGCTATTTCGATGAGACTGCGCAGCAATGGCTGACTGGTCGCGCATTGATTACGTCATACGTCAATGAGGGCGAGGTGCTTTGCACGATTCTTGCTCCGTTCCCAAATGCCAACCAGATCGCTGCAAATGGCTGGCGATTGACCTCAACAGTTGTGACGGGCCTGTGGCATCTGGAAGGCACGACGGTTTCTGCTTTGGCTGACGGCGCAGAAATCAGAAATTTGACGGTGACGAATGGCTCGGTGACATTCCCGATCAAGACTGCTCGAGCGCAGATCGGCCAGCCGTATACGTCTACTCTTGCCACTCAACGGATTGATGCGGGTGCCACGGATGGCACGGCGCAGGGCAAAATTAAGCGATTCAATCAGATTGTGATGCGCCTATACGCTAGCCTCGGCGGCAAGGTCGGGCCTGATTCGACGAACACGGATTACATCCTGTATCGCAATCTGTCAGATTACATGGACGAAGTGCCGCCTGTGCTGACTGGCGACACCGACAAGTTCCCGTATCCGGGCGGATACGAAACCGATGGCCGAATCTGGGTGCTAGCCGATCAGCCGCTGCCGTTGACTGTGATTGCGATGTACCCGCGATTGAGGACGGAGGACTAATGGAAGTCGTTTCGTTCAACGCTAAATATCTGCGATCGATGGTGCTGCAAGATGCGCAACAGATCATGGCTCCGCTCGTATTTGACGACGACTATTGCGAGCAGCTTGTGGCAGCCGGCCCCGCCTATACCGTATTGGCTGGCGAGAAGCCCGTCATGTGCGCAGGCGTGGCAGAGATGTGGGCGAACCGATATGCCGCATGGGCATGGCTTGCAAAGGACGCAGGGCCGCACATGGTTGGCCTCACGCGGATCGTCGACGACTACTTGAACACTCGCCCGTATCGCCGCATTGAGGCGTATGTAGATGCTCGTTTCCCGCAGGGGCATCGATGGGCAAAGATGCTGCGGTTTGAATTTGAAGGCTTGATGCGTTCGTTTGGCGCGCAAGGCCAAGACATGGCGATGTATTCGAGGATTCAGTAATGGCCGCACTACCATTCATTGCTGCTGCCGCTTCTGCTGCGGCGACACTTGCCGAGACTGCACAAGCTCGAGCAGTTGGTGCTGCGCAGGCTAAAGGTATTGAGGAACAAGCCAGAGCGGTTGGCCTTGAGACAGGGCTGATTGAAGAAAACCAGCGCAAGGCTGCTCGTCGCCAGTTTGGTGAAACTCGTGCTGCCGGTGCGCAGTTTGGATTGCTAGAGTCTCCGTCGTTTGTTGATGCTGCAAACCAAGCCGCCGTGATGGCAGAGCTTGATGCGCTGAATATCCGCTACGAAGGCGAGACCAAGCGCAAGGGATTACTGTACGAATCTGCCGTTACTCGTGCCGCTCGTCCAAAGTGGGGGCCGGCGATTCTGTCTGCCGGAACGAATGCTTTGATGGCATTTGCCGGTGCTGGCGGTGATGTGTCCAGCCTTAAACTTCCGAAGATCGGCGGTCGCACTCCGACAACAAGCGGATCTCGCGCGCTGACCATGAACTTCAGAGCGCCGAGTTCATCTGGCGTTCGGGTGGGATGATCTATGGCAAAGCTTGAATTCTATCGCCAGCAAGTCACTCCTCGTATATCCACGCCGGATGTACGCGGATTGGCTGCTATCCCGAATCAGGGCGCACAGATTGCCGAGGGTGTTTCTAAACTCGCCCAACTTGGCGGCAAGATTCAAGAAGGCCAGCGCGCACTCAAGCTCACGCAATTAAATGCGCAGTCTCTTAAGGCATTACAGGACTTTGAGCTTTCGCTTGAGACTGACACCGATTACGACAACTACGAGGACAAGTACAACAAAGTCCTCGCTGATATCGAGAGAGGTGTCTCCGAGGCTACTGGCGGCGACAACACCCTGCTTCGCGCATGGAAGTCTGAATTTGCTCCTCGCGCAATGGAAAAGCAGTTCAATATCCGAAAGTCTGCTTTGCGCGGAAAGATCAATGTCGCTCGAGCCGACCTTGATCAGACGATAGACACCTATAGCGGATTGGTTGGCGGCGATGATCCGGTTAAGGATGCCGACATTGCATCGCAAGCGCAGTTATCGATTCAGACTGCTTTGGATGCCGGCATCATCTCGCCGCAAGAAGCGTTGACTAAGATGCAGAAATTCAACAGTTCTGCGATTACGAGTCGCGTGAACCGTGACATTCTGAACAATCCGATTGCTGCGCGTGACCGCCTTATCAAGAACGGCTACCCGGGCATGGATGAGCCGACCAAGACGAAACTGCTTGATCGTGCAACGACCGAAGCAACGCAATTCTTGACTCGCATCAATACCGAGGAGGAGCGAGCGGAACGTCGTGCTCGTCGTGCCAAGGAAGATTTGCAGGACAATCTGCGAACCGCTGGCGATCAGTTCATTATCAATAATGATCTTGACGGACTAGATGCTTGGTTCCGAGCCAATCAGACTCGACTTGACCCAGATGACCGCACTCGATTCCTCAAGACGATTCGTCGTCAGGACATCGTGACTGACTTTACGACGTTTGCTAATTTGAGCGAGCGCGCTGCCGGTGGTGAAAACGTCGAGCCAGAGGCTCGTCAGGCTGTTGCTCAAGGTCTGTTAAGCGATAGCGATTATCGTGTTGTCGTTAATGCCTCTCGCGAAACTGGTTGGAGAAAGCGCGGATACAGCTTCATTGCTGACAATCTCAAGCCGAGCGAGTTTGAGAAAAAGATCGGCAACACGGCTACCATTAAGTCAGCCAATGCGTTGCAAGACTGGAACAACTGGGTTCGTGACAATCCGAATGCAACTGATGCGCAAGCGGATGCAGAAGCCAAGAGAATTGTGCGTGATTACAGCAATGCAGCACAGGTTCAGAGTGTTGCGACATTGCGACGCCCGACATACTTGGTCTCTACCGGCCCAAGCACTTTTGATCTCAAGCAGACATTCGCCAAGACGAAGAAGGCATTTGATGCTGGTCAGATCAACAAGGATGAGTACGAGCGTCAATCTGCTTTGATTAAGCAATGGATGGCTGTGTACAAGCCGCCGCAGCCGAAGCCGAAGCCGGAATAAGGTGTAAAAATGGCACAACCGATGAACGTAGAAGATTTGCGGAACGATGATGCTGTCGGTGCGAATGCCTTCATGGCGTACCGAGATAGCGCATCTTCGCAAAGCGCAGCCGCAGAACTTGAGGCCATGTTCGCTGAAGATCAGCCTGTCACTCCGGCTGCCGCTCCTGCTGCGCCTGCTGCTCCGGCGGTTGATACGACCAGAGCGGTTGCAGCCGATGTGGCGCGTGGCGTCACAGAGATTCCTCGAGCGGTTGTCACCGGCGTTCGGGATGCTGCGCAAGAGACGATCAACCTGTTCGGCGACATCGGCGATTGGGTTGAGAATCAGGTCAAGACGGGTGGGTTTGAGATATCGCGTCGCGGTATCAAGCCGATCTCGTATGAGGAGTTGCGTACCCTTCGCGCGCAAGGCCGTGACGTTTCCACGCAAGTCCAGCTCAAGCCGCTGACCGGCGACATCGGCGATCCCGAGTCCACGACCGGAAAGGCTATCAAGAGCGTCTCGCAATTCGTTGCTGGCTTTGTCGGTGCGAATAAGGCGCTCAAGGCGCTTAAGCCTGTGACTCGAACTGGACGCGCTGCGAAGGCTGCCGGCACAGGCGCGGTTGTTGATTTCACCGTGTTTGATCCGCAAGAGGAGCGGCTGTCGAATCTAGTGCAGGAAGTGCCTGCATTGCAAAACCCGGTGACGGAGTTCCTTGCTGCCGATCCGAAAGACAGCAATGCGGAAGGTCGCCTTAAGAATGCTATTGAAGGGCTTGGCATCGGCGTTGCCGTTGATGGATTGGTGCTTGGTCTTAAGACTTTGCGTCAGGCTCGCATTGCTAAATTGCAGCAGGAAGAAGTTGCCAAGGCCAAGGAAATTGCCGGCGTTGTTGCTGAAAAGCCAAGAGTTGAGACAAGCGAATTTCAGATTCTCGGCAGCGATACGCCTGATGCCCCGCTTGTTGGCGTAGCCAAAGCAGAACCAAAGCCGGCAGAGGAAGTTGTTGCCAAGCCGGAAGGTCAGCCCGTGCAGCTTCGCATGGCTCGCGCTGCCAAGGAAACCGGCGAGGTCAAGCCGGAAGATATGATGATCGTCGACGAGGGTGTGCCGGGTGCGGCTGTCCCTCGCGGCACGAAGGCTGGCGAGGTTTATGTCAATTTCGCTCGCGTCAATACGCCAGAGGATGTGCAGGCCGTCATCCAAGATATGGCCGACCGCTTCAAGCCTGCCGTTGAAACGGCTGCTCGCGGCGTTCGCACGTTTGAGGAAATCAAGTTAAGCGCCCAGCAAGTTGATGCGTGGGATGTTCTCAAGGCGCGTCGCAAGGGCGATCCGTTGAGCGCAGAGCAGGCTGTAGCCGCTCGTCAGTTGTGGGCGACCTCTGGTGACAAGCTGACGCAAGTTGCCCGAGAGGCTGCGGCAAACCCGAGTGAGGCTAATCTGTTTGCGTTCCGCAAAATGCTGGCAACGCATTACGCCATCCAGAACGAAGTCATTGCCGCCAGAACCGAGACCGCTCGAGCCTTGGCGTCATGGCGCATTCCGGCTGGTAGTTCTGCCGAGCGATTCCGTGATATCAGCCAAGCCATCGAAGCCGCTGGCGGTAGTGCTGTCACGCGAGACATGGCCGATCGCGTTGCCAAGTTGGCTGGCGCGGGAATGTATCAAGAGCTCGACAAGTTTGTACAGCGCGGCGTCTGGGCGCGTACTCGTGATGCCATGCAGGAAGCATGGATCATGGGTCTGCTGTCCGGCCCAAAGACTCACATCGTCAACGTCATGTCGAATACGTCTGTCATTTTCATGCAGATGTATGAGCGCAAGGTTGCCTCTGTGATCTCGCAAATCCTTGGCAACAACGGTGGCGTTCAGTCCGGCGAAGCAATGGCGCAATGGTTTGGCCTGACGCAAAGCTGGAAAGATGCGCTGCGATACGCAGCCAAAGCCGCCAAGACTGGCGAGACGGGCATGGGGATGGGCAAGATCGAGCTGCCCCAGACTGCCGCCATTACGTCAGACGCATTCAACTTGAGCAGCGAGACGTTTGTCGGTCGATCTGTAGATACGATCGGTAACATCATTCGCCTACCGGGTAAAGCATTGGCAGCGGAAGATGAGTTCTTCAAGACTATCGGATATCGCATGGAGCTCAACGCTCAAGCCTTGCGACAGGCTGCAAGCGAAGTTCATGCTGGACTGATCAAGGCCGAGGACATGAAGGGGCGCATCGCTGATCTTCTGGAAAACCCGCCAGAGAATCTGCGTATGTCGGCAGTTGATCAGGCGCTGTATCAGACCTTTACTAACTCGCCCGGTAAACTCGCGCAGTCTCTTTCGTCGCTGACGTATACCTATCCGGCGCTAAAGGTGATTCTGCCGTTCGTGCGTACCCCGGCAAACATTCTCAAATATACATTTGAGCGTACTCCACTCGCTCCGCTCATGTCACAAGTTCGCGCAGACATCTCTGCTGGCGGTGTCCGTCAAGAAATGGCGCTGGCTCGCATTGCAACCGGCAGCGCACTCATGATGGTTGCTGCCGATATGGCAATGTCCGGCGTGATTAGTGGTAGCGGCCCGAAGGATACGCGAGAACGTCAGGCTCTTGAGCGTACAGGATGGCAGCCGTATAGCATCAAGGTTGGCGGTCGCTGGTATGCATACAACCGCCTTGATCCGATTGGTTCGCTGCTCGGGTTAGCTGGTGAGATGGTCGAAATCCTTGCCAACTCTGACGATGAAGATACAACCGAAAGCGTCACCGAAACTGCGGTGGCTGCGGCTGCATCCATTAGCGCAACGGTGATGAGCAAGACCTATCTCTCTGGCTTGGCTGATCTCTTTGAGGCGATCTCTGATCCGAAGCGATACACAGAATCTTTTGTGCAGCGCCTTGTTGGGTCTGTTGTGCCTGCCGTTGTTGGCGAGGTAACTCGAGCGATCGATCCGTATGCTCGCGAAACCTTCAACATGATCGACGCGATTAAGCGCAGAACTCCGGGCTTGTCGGATGAACTGCCGTTGCGTCGGGATTTGTGGGGTCGCCCGATGAAATATCAATCTGGCCTCGGTTGGGCGTATGACGTATTCAGCCCGATCTACAGCAAGAAAGACAATCCAGAGCCGATCGATGCTGAGTTGCTGCGCTTAGAAAAGAGCGTTGGTATGCCCGGTAAAAAGACGAGCTTCCTTGGCGTCAACATTGATTTGAATAACTACCCGGGCGCATACAGCCGATATGTGGAGCTGGCCGGTAACGAGTTGCAGCATCCAGAGTACGGCGTCGGCGCGAAAGACTTGCTCAATCAGGTCGTCAGCGGTGAGCATTATTTGTCTGACATTTACAACCAAGGCACGGACGGAGCAGATGGCACAAAGTCAGAAATGATTGACGCCATTATTACTGATTACCGTCGACTGGCTAAACAGCAGATCTTGGAGGAATTCCCCGAGATCATGGATGAGGTAGAGGATTTTAATCAGGCGCAGCAAGAAGCACTTGCTGGAATTGGGAGTTAAACCATGACCGTTTCATCATCGACTAGCAGAGTCAGTTACGCCGGAAACGGGACAACCACCGTTTTTGCGGTGCCATTTTATTTCCTAGCCAACAGTCAGTTATCTGTTTCGCTGTGGTCATCTGCCGGTGTTGAGACCGTGCAAGTGCTTGGCACTAACTACAGCGTAACCGGCGCAGGCGTATTGACTGGCGGCAGCATCACAATGGTTGTTGCCCCAGCCAGCGGAACAACTCTGGTTATTACTCGAGCTGTCCCGCTAACGCAGGAGACCGATCTCCAGCCTAACGATCGACTGCCAGCCGAGACGCTTGAGCAGTCTATCGACAAGCTGACGATGATCACGCAGCAGAATGCGGAAAACGCCAATCGCGCTATTCGATCCCCGTTGTCAGATCCAACGTCCATTGATATGCGATTGCCGACCGCGGCCAATCGATTGCGCAAGGTATTGGGATTTGACTCGACGGGCGAGCCTTATGTATTCAATTCGGTTGACGATCTGGAGAACATTATCCAGAACGGCAACCCGTTGAATTCATTCCCGGTTGATTTGGGAAGCGTTGCAGACGCAGTTATTATTTACCGTTACGACCTCGGAGGTCTTTAATCATGGCAAGTGAGCTGAAACACCGCCGGGGTACAACGGCGCAGCACAGCGTCTTTATTGGCGCTGTTGGTGAATTTACTTATGACACCGACAAGAAGTCGATCGTCCTGCACGACGGATCGACGATTGGCGGCTTTACTGGCGGTGGCTTC